CCGAGGTGGCGCAGCTAGCCGGGTGCAGTCGCCAATACGTGTACCACTTGCAGAAGGAACGTGATGACTCTCCAGGAGCGGGCGGACGCGACACTCGCGATTAGCTACGAGACGCATCAGCAAGGGATGGCCTGCTTCGGCTGCGGCCTAGCCGGTTTCACCCCGAGGGAGCATTTCCCGCAGGAGCCGGGGGTGTGGAACCGGCTGTGTCCTCGCTGCAACGGGGTGGTGTGGGTGACGGAGGTCGTCGAGAAGGACAAGGCGAGGACGGCCTGATGGGTCTCGTGGTCGGCGTCGCGGTCGCCATCGTCGCCGCGGTCGGCTACACGCTGCGCGGTATCGGCCGCGCGGTTGGTCGCTGCGAGCAAGGACCGACACCACCAGAACAGCAACAGCAGCGGGGGACCTGATGACCGAACCAATGCATGGCTATACCGAGTACGGCTATGTGCATCAGAAGCCGAAGAAGAAGCTCTACAAACGTCCATGGTTCTGGGTGCTCACGGTCGTCCTAGTTATCACCGCGATCCTCGTCGCCGCTATCGCCGCCGGCACCAACGATGCGCTCAACTCCAGCCACACCATCGTTTACAAGGTGAACATCAGCGGCCCGAGCCCAACCTCGGCGCTTGAGGCGGACATCACCTACAGCGTCTACAGTGCCTCGAGCAACGGCGTCGCCACAGTGTCGGACAATAGCGCCACCCTGCCGTGGACGAAGACGATCCAGGGCAAGGGCAGCCTGTCGGGCTACTCGGTGATCGCTACGAACCAGTTTGGTCTGGACGGCCTGGAATGCTCCATCACTATCGACGGCAAGGTCGTGTCAAGCGACACCGGGGGTGCAGCCGTGGTGACCTGCGCCGGGTAATCGTTGATCGTTGTCAAGCTCGGCAGTGAGCTGCTTCTGCTAGCGGCTTTATACGTCGCTGGCGCGAACCTAGGCCGCCTGGCCTGGGAGCTGTGGTGGCGCTCCGGGCCCGTGCCTGCCCGCACCGTTCGGGGCGTCACCTACGGCTGGGATTACGGCGATCTCGACGCCGAACAGTCGTGGAGGCGCGAACCCCTGCGAGGAGGTGTTGACGATGGAGCTTGGACACGAGTGGACCTAGGTCCCGAAATGCCGAAAGAGCAGCCCCGCCACCCTCAGGGGGTAGGCGGGGCTGCTGCTACTGGTTCGGCACCGTCCTCGAAGTCGAGCCGCTCACAGTCGTGGGCGCTGCGGTGCTCCCGGACGCTGACGTTGCAGCGGTTGAGGAGCCACTCGAGCTGACGGTGATAGTGGTGGACTCGGCGACGGTGATGGTGGCGCTCGTCGAGCCGCTGACGGTGACCGGTGGGACGACCGTGATGACCGGTGGCGGTGGAACGACCGTCCACCACCGGCCCTTATCGCTGACCGTTCGGCCGCGTCGTTGCCGCAGGAACGATGCGACCGGTTTGGAGACCGTGGTCGCGGCGGCCGGGTAAAGCCTGGACCAGAACTTGCCGCCGTACCTCGGTTTGGATGCTGCCTTGGTTCCTCGAGAAAGGAAACTCGGCGGCGCGATCTGCGGTGCCGGGGTCGGGGGTGCCGGCTTCCAGAACTGGCCTCGGTGTGGCGGCGGTACCGGCCGAGGAGTCTGCCGAATCCACGAGGCCTTCGGGGCGTTGGTCTGCCCAGCCGACCAGGGGTACCAGTAGCGGCCACGTCCTTGTGGGACGACGCCGCGGCGTTGGCGGATCCACGACGCGACCGCGCGGGTGATCGTGGCAGGGGGGGCCGGTACTGGCTGCCACCACCAGCGGCCAGCCTTGTTGACGACGACGCGAGCTCGGCCGTGGTAGTACGACGCGACGGGGGCGTTGAGTTGGCCGGTCGGTACCGGTGCCCAGTAGCGGCCAGCCTTGTTGACGATCGGTCGCGGGCGTCCCTTGTAGAACGATGCGACAGGAGCGTTGGTCTGCCCGGTGGCTCGAGGTACCCAGTAGCGGCCTCGAGCTTGGTTGACCTTCCCGGTGCGCTGCCGCATCCAGGATGCGACGGTGAGGCTGGGCGCGACTGGCGGCGGTGGCGGGGCGGCCCAGAACCGGCCTCGGCCGCGGGCGACCGTGCCGGTGTGTTGCCGGATCCAGGAGGCGACTGGAGCGTTGGTCTGGCCCTGCGACCTCGGCGCCCAGAACCTGCCGCGACCAGTCGGAGTCGTCCCTCGGTGCTGCCGCAGGAACGAGGCGACCGGGAGGTTCTGCTGGCCGATGGGAACTGGCGCCCAGAAGTGGCCAGCGCGGTTGATCGTTGTCCGGGGCCGGCCGTGGTAGTAGCCAGCGACCGGGACATTGCCTTGCCCGGTTGGGACTGGGCCGCCCCAGACGCGGCCCCGAATCGGTGTGGTCGGTGGCTGAGCGGCGCGTCGGCCGAGCATCGGCGGTGGTTGCTGCGGCGCGGTCGCGATCGGCGCGGGGGCACCAAACGGTATCTGGTGCCGACGGAAGCGTCGACGCCACGTCGGCCCCGGCTGCGCTGGCATGGCAGGTGCCGCTGTAGCTGCCCCCGCTTTGACCTCAACCGCGACGATCGTGAACGGTCCGGTGCCGGACCCGCCGATGCCGTAGTTGTTACTGCCGGTTGCGGTTTGGTCGTCTAGGTCGGCTTCGTAAAGCGTGTACCGGCCGGTGTCTAGGAACGTAAGCGGCGACGCTGAAGGACCCGGCGTGGACACGCCATGGCTAGTCGCGCTTGGGGTGTAAGACTGCGTGGCCGCTGCCGCCCAGTCGTAAACAGCCCAGACGATGGCGCTGTCGGCTGCGGTTGAGGTGAGGCTGACTGTGCGGCTCGACCCGGTGGATAGGTTCGTGTTACCGACACCGGCTGATCCGCTGAACACATACACCGCGATGGTGCAGTGGATGAGAGAGCCTTGGCTGTCGGTGGCGGTGAATGTGCCGGACGATGCTGCGGTTGCTACGGCGGTTCGGGCGTAGCCAGCGGGGTCGCTATTCGCGGTGTGCGATTGGTTCGTCGTGAACGACAGGCCAGAGCCGGTATTACTGAAGCTGATGGACTCGCCGACGGCGCTGCCTTCGCTGCCAGCGACGACCACGACAACGTCGCCGACATTCCATGAGACAGTGCCAGTCGTTTGCGCCGACGCGCCCTGCGTATTCGCGGTGCCGGTGAGGGTAGGCGCAGCCATCTACCGCGCCCCCTTGTCAGCTGTAGACGACGGTGCCGGCGATACGAACCGAACTGCTCGCGGTCGTCGTGACCCGGAACCCGGTGCCCGAGGGGAACGGCTGACCCTGCCCCACGGACAGGGTGTCCGTCGCGAGGGTCACCCCTTTAACGGTGATGGTGCCGCCTTGCAGCGTGGAGCCGCCGATCCCGTTCCAGGTCGTCCCACCATCCGGGGAGTACTGGAAAACGATCTGCAACGTGTCGGCCGACGTGAGACTGTTCAGCCCGCTAGCGACTGTGCGGTCGATCGTGATCGTGGCGTTGGCCCACTGCTGTGTGGTGTTGTTGAACGTGAAGGTCTGCGTGCCTGACAGCAGCGTGTTCGGAATGTTCTGGGTGACCGCCAACTCAGTTCAGTCCCGCCAGCAGCATCTGCTGGATGGTGGTGGTGTTGCTCGCCGAGCTCGCGGACCATGTGCCCCACAACTCGATGTAGGCATCCACTTCGGCGTTGATACCGGTGAGGCTGGTCTGGAATTTGACGATCTGCGGAGCAGTCGAAAGCGTGCCGGTCGCCACGACGGATTGCTCGTAGCGACCATTGACTTGCAGTGTGAGGCCAGCGCTACCGGTCTGCTGGCAGGTGTACCAGACATCGAGGTTCCACAAGCAGGTTGTCGCGGCGGTCGGCGCGAGGATCGGCCAGTAGGTGATCGAGTTCGCGAGCGTGTTCTGGGCCGTGTCCCAGCCGAGCACCCCGGTGAAGGTGGCGGCCGAGGCGTTCGCGATCGTGCCCTCAACGTGCAGGTACAGCGCGCGACCGACACCGTTGGGCACGGACCCGAAGAACTTACCCGGCACGATGCAGTGCGGCAGTGTGCTCGCGGTGGGGACGCTGATGACCGCCTGTGTCGTGTAAGTGTTCTTCGTGACGGCAGCAGGCAGCACATACAGCTCTTCGCTCTGCGTCATGGTGTAGCCGCTCATGCTGAACCTCCGACTGTGCGCGCGGTCAGATCACTACTCCTCAACCACCACAGATAAAACGAGCTTGTGGTTGGCTGGCAGCGCGTTGCCGCCGTTGAGGAACGCGAACCCGTCAGTGGTCCCGATCTGCGCGTAGTACAGCTCGTCGCCTTCGTAGGGAAGGTCCGCGCCGGCCTGCGAGTTGAAGGGGATCTTGATGACGTCGACCGCGACAACGGTCGGCGGCGTGGCGTAGGTGGTGTTGGCGACCGTGTTCGCTGCCCTGGTGTTGATGTCCTGCAGGGTCGGGGTGATCGCGCCGCCAGGCGTGGTGCCGGCGTTCGTGGTGCGCTGCACCCGCAGTTGGCACTGCATGTTGGTCGGGGTCGCGCCACCAGCGACCTGCACGCCGACGGTGATGCGGCGCAGCTTGAACCCAGCTGTTGCGGTCGGCCGCAGCCACAGGAATCCAGTGTCAGCGGCAATCGCGGTCGGCGACTCCAGTGGGACGTTGTACCGGGCCATTGCTTCCCTCTTTCGGGGTTGGTGGGATACCCGACCCCCACGGGACGGGTTGACAGTGGTTCAGCGGGGCTTACGGCTCCACGCCGTTAGGCAGCGGCAGACCAGCCTCGGTTATGACGCGCTCGAGCCGACTCACCCGTAGCCGCAGCCGACGGGATTCCTGCCGCTCGGCGGCGAGCTCGTCGCGGACGCCAGCCAGCTCACCGCGTAGCTCAGCGATGGCCTCTTTGTTGATGCTCAGTGCTTGCTGGTAGGCGTCGCCGACTTCCATCTTCGGCACGCGCTTGGAGACATGCCTCGTGTAGAGGGCGACCGCGCCTGTGCCGCCGACGGTGATCACCGCAGCGACCACCGTGCCCCAGTCCATCAAGGCTTCAGCGGTGGGTCGGCCATCCCTGCGACGATGAGCATGCTTCCCCCTAGACCGACCATGACCACAGCGGTCACCCAGGTCCTATCGGATGCGACCGCGTCGTTCTGCAGCCAGGACAGGAACGCGAGGACGGCCCAGACGAGCGGCAGGGCCGCTCCGAGGGTGAAGCCTACGTAGTCCCGAGGCGGCTGAACGAACGCGCTCACGGCGATGATGGCTGCTGTGCTGAGCCATATCCAACCCCACACGTGAATCGGCAATAGCGCCGTGGCCACGCGATAAGTGTGGTCTAACTGACTCGTCTCCGTGAGGGCGACGAGACTGAAGCCGTAGCCGGCGTAGATGAATGCGCGGAAGAAGAGGAATCCGCCTCGGCGCCGCATGCGATGCCAGAACATCTTGCGGTCCACGTTTCCCTCACCGGGTGTTCCATGGGCGGCAGTCGACGCCATCTTTGTCCTTGGTGGTGTGCACGTATTGACACCATTCGGCGCGCCAGTCAGCGGGCCGGGCGAACACCGCGACGGCCTGCGAGGTCGGCATCTTGCCGGTGTGCCAGAGCAGGTAGATCTTGTCCTCGAGCTGGTCCTTGCGGTTGAGCTGAAAGTGGCCGGTGTAGCCGTCGGGTTTCTCGTACCAGATGTTGGCTACTGCGGCGGCACACGCAGTTGTCCCAGCCGGGCAGGCGCTGTCGTCTGCGCCGCAGAGGAACTTCGGGATCCTATGGTCGAACTCGTCGCTGCCGGCGACCTTCGTCTCGCTGTACCGCTTCAGCACCACCGATCTGAGATTCGCCGATACGACCCGAGGCGTCGGGCAGATCGCGTTGACCGCGCCAGGGGTGAGGGCGTCGTTCGGAGCCGGCCAACTCGACGCCCTCACCACGCTCCCGGCACCAGTGGGCGGTTTCACCGTGCTGGGTCTCGCCGAGACGGAGGAAGTGCTCGGCGAGGTCTGTGACGTCGAGGTACACGCGACGAGAAGTAGCAGCATAAATATCGCGATGGTCTTAGTCACTGATGTGTTCCACTCCGAGCCAGGACGCGTTCGCGCTGACGCGTAACGCACCGGCTGAGGCTTGCCCGAGCACAGACCAGGAATGCGAGCCGGTCGCCGTGGCCTGATAGAAGACAACTCCGAGGGCCGCCACAAATTGCCCAGGTGTGAACGTGAATGTGTTGCTACAGGGCGGCAGGCGCGTGAGCTCCGCGCTGCCAGTGGTGCTGCCGTCCAGGATCTTCCAGGTGGGGACACCATTCGCGGTGATCCATGAGCCGATGGTGTACGCCGTGAGCCGGTACCAGCGCCCATTGATCACATTAGCGGTGAGTGTTTCGGCAAGAATGGGGGATGTGCCGAAGTCAGTCTGGCTGCCTGGCCCGGTGACTTGCCCGAGGAATCCTGTCTGTGGAGCGAGCCCGGCTAGCGCTCCGATGATGATGAAATCACCTTGGTTCTCAAGGACGACGACGGTGTCGCCCACTGTCGGCGAGTACTCCACTAGATAAGAGCAGGGCACCAGCGTGTTCAGGTCCCCGCCGATGAACACGTTGATCGTGGTTGGAGCGTTAACCGTGTCCTGCACCACACCTTGCCGGCGGATCGCGGTTAGCGGATGGTTCGGCTGCGGTGGGTCGATCATCGGATCACCTGGCTTCGGCAGGTGAGCTGTTGCTCGCCGTCGGCCGCTCGCAGCGGCACGGAGAAGGAATCGATTAGCAGCGGTAGGTTGATCTGCTGCTGCGGGTCGCTGACCTGGATGACGTCGCCGGTCTCGAGCGCTGGGTTCGGGACGACCGGGACGACGATTGTGTCGGCCGCGCCGAGGATCCGGTAGAGGGTGGTCTTGGCGGCCTTGTTGGCCTGGTCGGTGGTGGTGACCAGCGGCGACGAACCGAAATAGACGCGGGTGCCGACCCGTCCGACGTAGGTGAGTGACTTCGGGTCATCGTCCTGGGCGTAGCCCCGGACCGGGGCCGTGGTGCCGCCCTCTCCGGTGTAGACGACAGCGTTGTAGAAGTCACCGCCGATCGTGCGCTGCGGCCGGAACATCGTGGAGTACTGGCCGGGCGCGTAGGAGAAGACCGGGGCGTCATCGGTGGTGGGTTCGTGGGTGATCGTGAAGATCCCCATCGGGTCGCAGTAGATCTGCCAACCCGCGGTCTGCGCGAGGCTGTGTACCGCGTCGGCGATGTTGGATTCGGCGTCGAAGGAAACCGCTGGGGTGGTGAGTTCGCTTTGTGACGGGAAGTTCGTGAACAACCGAGAGGATGGCACGTTCGCCGAAAGCAGAGCGTTGACCGCGTCGATGATCTCGGTGCCGACCGCCACCGAGTAGGGGGTTTGGAACCGGCCAAGTAGCCACATCCGGTCATACCCGGTGATGGTGATCTCCGGGTATTGGCTGTCTAGGTCCGTGATCACCAAGGTGGCGACGGGCACGAACTCTGTGGATGGCTGCAGCACCGGGGCGCCCACGGCGAGGCTGCTCGAGGTTGTGGTGATGCTGGTTTTGAAGGTGGCCGACATGATGCCGTCGGCCTCGGCCGGGTTGATACCGAAGCTCGGCGCGATCGGGCCCGCGTTGCCCTGAACTTGCCACTCCGCCGAGATGCCGCTGCCGGTGTTCTCAGTCTGGATCGTGGAAAAGCCTGGCCCTGCGGTAGGCACAACACTCGCGTGCTCCTGCAGTACGGAGACCACAAGCTCACCGTTCGCGGTCGTTGTCATCGTGGAGTCGGTCGGCGTTGTTGACAAGGCAAGGTGCTGACCGGCGGTGTTCTTGTCGAGCGAGCCGCTGGTCAGGATGTTGGTGAACTCGGAGATGATCAGCCCACGGAATTGGGCGCTCGTGCCGAAGGTAGCCGTGACCGTCGGCGTTCCAGCGGCGGCGTTCTCCGCATAGCCGATCGCGAACATCTGGGTGATCGTGCTGTCGAAGAAGGTCGAGATGGTGTGCCAGGTGTTAGTGCCGTCGGAGAAGGTGATGGTGGTGTTCGTGCCGCAGGATGCGAAGGCGACGAGCAGCGACCCTGAGCTGACCGCGCCGCCGTAGGCCTGCGCGATCGTGGTGCCAGTGGCCGTCGCGCCGTTCTTCGTGGACTGCTTCAGTGTGATGCTGCCAGTGGGGGCGCCCGCTGTGACTTCGGTGGTGGCCACCGCCGGCAGCGGCGCGTCCCAGTACTGCACACCGGCCCACACCCGCACCTCGGTCGAGTAGGGCGCGAGCAGGTCATCAACCGATTCGGGTAGCAGCACCCCCGACACGTCGATGAAGGTGACTTTGCCGCTGCGCCGAATCGTGTCCTTGCCGACGTCGATCGATCCGCCGATCGTCGACATTGGAAGCCCGGTGTTCGGGTCGAGGATCACACCGTTCTGCAGGGTGGTGATGACCTTGCCGTCTTTGAGGATCTCCAGGTAGACCTGCTGGGTGTGCGACCGGGCGAGTGTGTCCAGGAAATGCTGGCTGCACGGCCACATCAGGGCGCGACCGTCTCGATGTAACCGAGTGTCGTCAACGCCGTGTGCAGGCTGCTGCGGTTGCCGTCTGCGTCAACGAAGTTGATCGACGTGGTGACCATCTCGTCGTAACTCCTGGCGTTGATGATGCAGTAGGTTCGGCCGCCCTGCTTCCACAGGATCTGCATCACGTCGTTGCTTTGAAGCAGCGCGAGCAGCCGAGCGAACTGCGTCTCCGACATGGTCGAGACTTGGATCTCGCCGTTCTCACCGGACAGCCAGTCCCGGACCCGGATCGGTCCGGCGTCGGCGCCGAGCGGATGGAACTCCGTCGCGTCGTCGGTGTAGCCCTTGGTGCCGGTCTCGTTCATGTTGACGGCGACCTGCAGCTGCGGATTTGTGACCGACCTCAGCAAGGTCACCGGCGGTGGCGTGCCGAAGACCATCACCTGGCTCGAGTAGGGGCTTTTGACGGTGACGCTGGCCGCTGGGTAGGAGTAGGTGATCGACGCGCGGTACAGGGTCGGCCGACCGGGCACATACTCGTGATCGATGACGGTCTCGATCTGGCCGGTGGACTGCCCTGGCGGTAGGCCGGGGGTGCCTTGCGTGCCGGTGGTCAGACCAAGGTAGTTCCACCGGACCTGTTTCCATGTCACTCCGGGTGGCGCACCGCCGGCGACTAGCCCGCTCGGTACACCCTTCGCAACCTTGCCGTCCACCGCAGTCGAGCCGGGCCCGAAGCCGATCCGCGTGAAGTAGACATGCTTGCCGTTGTCGGAGTTGGTGTTGACGATCGTGCCCGTCGCCAGGATCGCGTTGCCGGCTGCGTTGCCGGTCACCAGGATGAGCTGCGGTGTGGTCGTCAGCACTACGTTCGAGCCGGTGCTTGAGGACAGCAGCGCGCCTGTGGCGTCCCGCCAGTCGATCCGCGGCGTGATCGTCATCGTGCCCGTGTTCAGCCACGCCCACACCGAGAATGCGTAGGGCTGCAACGCGACGACCGGCACCATGTAGGCGGTGCCGCCGTTGATCCACTCACCGAACCCGATCCGTGGGGTGGTCGCAGTGAACGGGTTCCAGTCGAGCATGCCGTCCGGGGTGGCGCCGATCGACGGGATGGCCTTGTCCAGCCACTTCCAGCTGAGACCGCCAGCGGTGGTGTCGATGTAGAAGCCGTACGCGGCGCTGCGCAGCAGGGTGCCCGCTGAGGCGACCTGCGGGTGCAGATAATTCTCGGCCGGGCCGCGGTCGTCCACGAGGTACTCGGCGCGTTCCACGATCAGGTCGCCCTGGTCGTTGGAGTACCCGCCGGGTGTCCAGGTGGTGGAGCTGCCGACGTGGATGTCGACGTTGTCCACCCAGTGGATCTCGGCCGCGCCACCGGTGGCGAGGACCTTGGCGAGCACCTTGCCCTGCTCCGCGTTGACCGGAGCGGTGGTGCTGATGAGACTCGCCTGCGCGTTGAAGTTCGACGTCGAGTCCGTGACCGAGGCGCCGAAGACGTCCGCGCCGATGGCTGCGCCGGTGGAGTCGAACCAGCGCACCCCGATCTGGCATGAGCGGGCGAGGGTGTTCGCCTTGAATTGGCCGAGGATCGTGTAGGTCTGGCCGCCGTCGACCTTCGGGTTGCCGAGCGCGTCGAAGCCGCAGATGGCCACCATGTCGCCGGACGCGGTTGAGGACAGCTTCATCGAGGCGACACCATCAGCGTGCTGCGCGGTGTCCCGCACCGGCGCCGCCATGTTCGTCAGCGCGACCCAGTTACCGATGGTCGCCTCGAAGCTGGCGTTATCAGTGGTGAGCAGGTTGATCGGCACGGTCACCGACAGCACAGCCCGGTACTGGTTCGTGTCGGCCAGGGCGACGGCCGAGTTGATGATCGGCGCGGCTGGCTGCGTGAATGCGACAGCGAACGGAGACGAGGCTGCCCACGCCGACCACCACAGCTTGCCTTCCGGTCCCGCCCAATCCTGCGCTGCGGCGACATATGCCGTATAGGTGACACCGTTCTGCAGCGCCACACCGACCGTGGTGTTGTCGGTGTTGCCGATCTGCTCACCGGAGTCCCACGTCGGCGAACTGGTGTCGGCGCTGAAGTTCGACATCGCGATCGTCGTCGAGTCGAAGATCTTGACGCGCCACCGCGTCTGCGGGTCGTTGTCCGAATCGGAGTAGACCCAGGTGACGGTGGGCTTGGCGTTGTTGCTGAAGTTGGTGACTGTCGGCGTCGCGAGCGTCGGCTGCGAGTTGATGTCGATGTCGCAGTACAGCTCGTAGACACGCTGGAAGACGTTGGTCGTGCCGTAGTGGACCTGGTACCACCGCACGGTGATGCACAGGTCGTCCAGAGTGGCCTGGGTCCACGCTTTGCCGCCAGGGCCCGCGTAGGCCAGCGGGCCGGTGACGGTGGAGATGGTGGTCAGGCCGCGGGTGCTGAGCAGGTTCCCGACCGGGGTGAGCGTGCCGAAGTGTTCGCCGAGGTTGGTGTTCAGCGTGCACAGCGTGTCCTGGGTGGTGCCACCGGCGGCGTCACGGGCGTTCCGGATCCGGATCTGCGCGGACTTGATCCGGTTACCGGCGCCGATGGTGAAGGTGCCGAGCGTCAGCCGCGTGTACATGTTGGCCGACTGGCCCTGCATGTAGGAGCTATCCGAGTTGTCGGATGTAACGGCGTTAGAGCTGGCGCCACCCACGAGGGTGAGCGCGTGTGAGGTGATCGCCTGACCGTCCGGGCGGATCGTGGTTACTGTAATCTCAATCCACCCTTCCCCGGCCAGCGACGGTCATCGGCGAATCCCTCGAGTCGTGACATAGTTCTGCCGCTTGGTGACCGCCCGAGTGACCTTCTCGCCGTCGAGTTCGAAGACCATGCTTGCGATGGCGGACAGCGACCGCGGCCCGAGCTCGATCACGCTGCCGCCCTTGCGGACTTGGCTGGCGGTCGGTTCGGGCACAATCATTTCGCCCTTATGCACACGGGCTAATTGGTCACGGGCGATGTCCCACGCGCCGGTCTTGTAGCCCTGCACGGGCGGATCGATGGCGAAGATCGACCCGTAACGGCTCTTGATGTAGTTGATCGCTGCCGCGATGTTGGCGACAGGGTCGTAGATGTTGAAGCTCGTGCCGGGCTGATGGTAGGCGAGGAACGTGCTCATGATCGTTTGCATCAGTCCGCGGGACGGATCACCTGCTGCCGCGTTGGAGTCCCAGTTGTTGATCGCGTTGGGGTTTCCGCCGCTTTCAAACATGATTCTGCGCAGGATCGGCGCAGTCCAAGACGCCGGGGTGCCGGTCGCGTTCTCCGCCGCGAAGACCCACTGGAGTTGCGAGCCTGAGAATGAGCCTGGTGACGACAGGCCCCCGGCGCCGCCACTGGACGAGGCGATATTCCACACCGGATGCAGGGAGTTCTCGATCGAGTCCAGTCGTTGCGCGAGCCCCGACGGCAGCTGCAGGATGATCGGGCCGCCGTTGGCGAACTTCATCGCGTTGATGTTCTGCATGAACCCGAGCCCGTACTTGCTCACCGCGTCGGCTTTCATCATGAACTCGCCGTGCGAGGCCAGGATGGGAATCGAGTCGGAGGTTTTCGTGCCCGGACCGGTGATATAACCGCCAGCGGCCTTACCGAAGAACCCTGCTGCGGCAGGACCGGGCGCGCCGCCGGGCCCGGACCATTGGATGGTGACGGGCACGGTTTTGCCGTGCAGGCTGTCGATGCTGTCTTGCGCCTTGAGGATCGCTGGCGGTATCTGGCTGCCGTCCACCTTCGCGTGCTTCACCGGGATCGGCAGCCGGTTGTAGCCGGACAGCTGCAGCACTAGCTGGTAGACGGCGTCGCGTTGCCGGTCGGTCGCGGTCTTGTCGCCGTTCGCCTTGGCGATCCGGTCAAGTATGGCAGCGATGTTCTTCCGGTAGACATCCGTGTTCGCCTTCGTTCCGGCTGTCTCCCCGGATATGGCAACGGCATTGTCTTTCGCGGTCTGAATCGCCTGCAGAACGGCCGACCGGTTGTCGATGCCGGCCTGCTTGTTCAGGTCGAGTGTTCTGCCGTTGGCCTGCAGGGCAGTCGTCACGCCGAGCAGCGCCGTATGGAATTGGATCTCGCTTTGGAAGGCGGTCAGCTGGACCCCGTTGAGTTGGTCCAGCTTCTCCTTCAGCAGGCCAGCGGCGTCGCCCGCGTAGACCATGGCGTCGTGCGCTTGTTTCTGCGCGGCGTTGTTCTTGTCGGTCGCCAGTTTGGCCGCGATGTAGGCGTCCTCGGTGAGGCCGAGGGCCTTCGCTTGCTTCGCCGCCGCACCGGTAGTGATCGCAGTCCCGAGCGCCTCATCGCCTTGCGCCTTGGCGTATTCCGCGACCTTCGCCCGAGCATCGGAGAGTGCCCTGGTGCTGTCTTGGACACTCTGCTTGAAGCCGTCCAGGCTCTTGTGCGTCTTGATGTACTCGGTCTCCAGCTGGCCCACGGTCTGGCCATTGGCCGAACCGACCGCATCCGCCAGTCGTGTTGCCGCTGCTAGAGCGTGCAGTTTGTCTTCGGCTCCAGCGACAGCGTTGTTGTACTTGTCCTGAGCAGCCTTCTGTTGGTTGACGGCCCCGAGCAGGTCGTGCAGCGTCAGCCCGTACTGCTGACCGGCCTTGACCGCGCCAGAGTCAATCAGCTGCGTGGACAGCGCCTGCTGGACGTTGCCGTCCTTGAGGGCCTGGGTCAGGTCGTTGACGCGTTTCTGCTGTTCCTGAGCGGCCTGCGCGTTGCGGCCCATGGCGAGCGACAGCAGCCCGAGGCCGACGCCGGCGGCAGCACCGACGATGCCTAGGCTGCCCATCACCTTGCTGAGGCCGCTGACGAAGGGCGCCGCTTTGCTGGCCGCGCCGCCGGACGCCTCAAGCGTGGACGCGAATTTGCCGATGCCGATCGCGACGTTGTTCGCGCCCTGGAACGCGCGGACACCGACCGCGAGCCCCGCGAGCAACGGCACCGCGATCTGCAGGATGCCGACGGGGATGTGGTTGATGGCGTCGGTGAGTAACCGCACCCCGGTGAGGCTTGTCGTGCCGAACGGGGCGAAGCCCTGGATTAGGTGCGCGACCGTGATGGCCAGGTTGCCTAGGGTCGTCTCGACGGACGGCAGGTTCGTCTGCACGTAGGCGACGAAGTTCTTGATGCCCTGCCCGGACGTGGCCCACTGCTGGAACTTGACCGAGGCCTTGACCACCTCGTCACCGAAGGTCTGGAACAGCGGCTGCAGCTGAATGAACATGGTGACCAGACCAGGTGCGACATGGGAGACGATCTGACCCATCTGGGAGGCCATCAGGCTGATGTCGCGGTTGATCTGCGGGAACAGCGGCTCAATGTCCTTCATAGCCTGGTTCAGGCCAGGAGCGATTCCATTGGCTGCGACATGCTGCAAGGTCTCCAGTTCGTTCTGGAAGATCGTGACCTGCTTGCCGAGGACCGAGCCTTGGAGGGTGCCTTCCTTCCAGCTGTCGGTGAGCTGCTTGAACGCGAGCACGGCTGTGCCGACCACCGGAACGAGGCCGGCGAATGCGCCCGCGGCGACCGCACCGATCGGAACTAGCGCAGGCCCGAGCAGCAACGCTGCGTCGACAAGCAGCCGCAGGTTGCCCTGATACTTCTTCGCCGACTCCCCAGCCTTATCCGCTTCGGCTGCGGCCTTCTTCGTCGCCTCCGCTGCGCGGTTCGTCTCAGTCGTTACCCGGCTCTGCGCATCGATCAATGTCGCATGCGCGCGCGCAAGGTCGGCCACAGACGATTTGCTGTTGCCCATGACCTTGTTGAGTGCTTCTTGCGCAGCCGCGGCCCGCAACTGCGAGGAAATAATCTTCGAGTTCGCCTCATCAACGGTGGCGGCGAGGGCCCGCACTTCGGCCGCCGTCTTGGCGAATCCAGCACCGGCGTCCGCTCGGCTTTGAACATTGAAGGTGAGGTTCTTCTCGGTCATCGACCTTCGAGGATCCGGGCGAAGTCGTCGAGGACACCGCTCATCTGGTCGACGGCCTTCCCGATGCCTGCTTCGATACCGGCCTGCCAGAACGGCGGGATGGGCTGTTCGACCCAGTTCCATCTCTCCCGCGGTCCGTGCGCGAAGACGGGGTGCCGGTCGAAGCCGCCGCTGAACCGGGAATACCTGGCCTCGGCATCGTCAACGTAGATGGTGATCTGGTTACCCGAATCAGTTGCGGATGTGGCTCGGGCAGCCTTCTGCAGGCCGAACGTTCGAGCGGCTTCAACGACTGAGTCCTTCAGCGGCTGCTCGGTGGACTTGAGTCGGCGCCGCACGATAGCCCCACTTTGCGCCGCGGCCCGCTCGAGGTTGGCCACAGTGCGGGCGAGGTCCGGGCTCTTGATCTCAACTCCTATCGCCATGAACCCTCCTCGCTTCCTCTTCCTGCTTCTTGCGGTCTTCGGCTTCGATATGCAGGAAGGCCACCCATTCGGCGATCTCAGCGCCATCGATCCGGGCGAGCATTTCCCTTACGGAGCAGTGGAAAACATCGCGGGCTAGCTGGAAGTAGAAGAGCCGCTCTGGGCGGCCTCGGAGTTTCCCGCAGCTGCTGCCACCGCTCCCGCGCCCAGCCCCGACAACTCTTGCGCCGCAGCGTGCACGCGCCCGAGCGCGATCGCGCTCTTCTGCCCGAGCCGGCCGACGTCGAGCTCGTTAAACAGCGGGTTACCGGCCTCATCCACGACAGCCCGCATGACGAGCTTCGCCTGCGCATTGGACATGTCCGGGACCATCTGCCCGTTCTCGCCGACCTGCACCATGGACGCTTGGTAGGCGTCCAGGTCGGTGCCGGTCAGGCCGCGGACACGGACCACCGCGTGCTCCACGCCGTCCGGTGCCCACTCCGGGACCTCGACCTCGCGGACCTGCAGGTCGTCGGCCTTGAGGATCTCTTCGGCGCTGAGGAAATAGGTCACGGAATCACCAGGTCCACAGACGGCACCGCAGTGATGCCGAACTGAATGTCGATCTTCGCTGGGTCACCGATGGTTTCCTGCTTGGTGGCGGCAGCGACGACGACCGGGAAGACGTCCATCTTCTTACCGGTCACGTCACCCTCGAGCAGGATGACGATGAAGCCGGTCAGGTCACGCGTGAGCAGCGTCCGAACGTCATTCGACGTTGACGACTGGTAGAGCGTGATGCTGGACGCGGACGGCTTGATCGGCCCAGGGACCTGGCTGGTGAAACGCGAGCCGAAGTCAGGCGCGTCGACCAGGGTGACCGGGTTATCGAAGCCGGTGACGGCGAACACCTGACCGGTGAGGTCCGTGCCGGCGTTGAGCTCGGCCCTGGTAGGTGCCGACTGGGTTGCGATTGTCGGCACCCAGTAGTACTTGCGGACCGACTGCGCGATGTAGCGCGAGGTCGCGGCGAGCGGGGGAGCAACCATTGAAGGCGCCTTTCTTCGGGCATGGAAAAAGCCCCGCCACTGCGGCGAGGCTCGGACTGGGAAACCGGCGTTACGGGGTGAGGAACAGCTGCTGCGCTACGGCATCGAAGTTGTTGGTGATGGTCGTCTGGATGAAGGCGTCGGTCATGTCGGTGATCTGGTTGAGAGCCGCTTGCGACACGATCAGCCAGGCGAAGGTCGCTTCGCCGTAGGCGGGGTCCTGGACGAGCGCGTTGACCAGCCGCATCCGCTGGGCCTGCTTCGTCTGGTCAGCGATCGGTGTCGCGCCGTAGGCGGTGACCGCAGCGGAGAATGCGCCCGCCGTTACGCGTGCCCGGAAGTCGGTTTGCGACACGGCCTGCTGATACTGGTCGGAGAACTTGAGCGTCACGGCTCGGTTTCCAACTCCGAATCCACGGCAGCCTTCTCCTCGGACTTAGGCTCGGGTGCCTCAGGCTCTGGCTCGGGCTGAGCCCGCTCGGCCGCTGCGGCGGCCTGCTGCTGTTGCCAGACGTTGCCGTCGACCCAGCCAGACCGGCCGAGCGTGTCCGCAGCGTCCTCGGAGTAGCCGTGGACCCACGCGCCGAGTTCCGGGTGGAAGTAGCTGGCCATTAGAACGGCCCGAAGATCGCGACCGTCAGCGTGGTGAGCGTGCCACCGTGCAGAAGGTTCACGACGCCGCCCGCCACGTAGTTGTCGACGTTGTCGATGTAGATCACGCGGCTGGTGGTCGCCGGGAACGTCGTGGCGATCACCTGCAGGTCCGACCACTTGGTGGACGGCGCGCTGTTAACCAAGGGCAGGGAGCCAGCTGGCGCGACCGCAGCCTTCTCCGACACGTAGATCGCGCCAGTGGTCGCGGTGCCACCGTTGGTGTAATACAGCATCCAGGCCTGGCCAGCGCCCTGCACCGCTGCGAAGGTGTCGGATGCGCTGACCGCCTGAAAGTTCGGCGTCACCAGGTTGATGGGGGACGGCCTCTGGGTAGTGAGCAGAGCCATGGTTGGTGCCCTTTCTTAGACGGTGGTGAATGCGTAGATGTCGACACCGAAGGCGACGGTCGCGAGCGCGCCTCCCACCCCGGATGCCCCGCTAGAGACCTGCTGATATGGCCTGAGTTCCCAAGCGCCAAGCGCTGCCCTCATCACCAGGCCGCCGAGGGTGATATCGGCGACCAGGGACGCGCCGATCGTGTTGAGGATCACCAGGCACCGGGTGCGAGCAGCAACAATGTCGGCGTTGCCGTTCATGACCGTGATCCCGTTGTGGATCGTGTACTTCTCTTCCATCGGGCTGCCGGTGAACTGGGTGGCATCCGAGTTGAAGGCGCCGACGATCGCCGACTCGGTGATGTCGGGATGCCAGCCGACGGTGACCGCCTCAAGCTCGCCGGAACTCGAGACGATGTTCGCGTCCCGGACCGTGGTGCCCGGCAACGCGGTCGCCCATAGCGAAGCAAGCGCCGGCAGGACCGTCAGCGCTGTCGATGCGAACGCCACTAGAAGTAGACCTCTTGCAGGTAGGGCCGCAGCACGTCGACCGCCATGTTGGGGATGGCGAAGCCCATGCCGGGGATGACCGTCAGGTCGGGACCCTGCGCGAACGGTGCCGGTATCGCGGCCACACCGTGCTGGGTCGACCACAGATGCGCCAGGATGATGCGGCTGGCCTCGGCGAACGCCGGATCCACCGAGGTGCCCCAACCGGCCTGGTATTGCACGTTGACGGCGATGCCGCGCAGCAGCAGGAACGGCCATCCGAGGGTGCGGCGAAGAAGGTTCCCGATCGGGTCGATGTCAAGATCGGCGATCGACAGTGAGGACCCGTCGGCGACCGAGGTGATCGAGTTGACCGCCACGATCGGCCGCTTCCGCAACGGAATCTGCGTCAGGCTGGCGACGAGTTCGCACCGCTCGGTGATGGTTCGGGTGATGATCGGTCCGCCGGTCGCGTTCTCCAGCTCGACCTCGATGACCGCCAGCTTCGACCGCAGCTCGTCGTCCGAGCTGGTGTCCGACCGGGCGATGTTGAGCATGTCTTTCGCGTCTTGGAACGGCAGGATCAGCGTCTCGAAGATGGGGACGACGTCGAACCCGTCCGGGGACGTGATGCCGACGTAGCCGCCGACTGTGCCGGTCCACACGTACTGGTAGTGGCCCAACTGGGTGAGGTCGGTCAGCGGAAGGATCTGCGTGTATTGGCCGGTGGAGACGTTGGTGGGGCTGCTGTAGACGACGGTCGATTGGTCCGGCCGCAGGATCGTCAGCGAGACCGGCGACGCGTTCGACAGGTTGCCGTTGCCGTCGCGGAAGCCGCCGAGCAGGGTCGAGCCGGCCACCATCGTCGAGACGGTGATGTTGGCGCCGAGGGGATACCTCGCCATTCGCCGACCCTCCGCTTAGATTCGTCCGCTGCTAACCGGCGTTGTCGGTCCACTGCGGTGCGGTGCCCCCGAGATGCACAGGCGTCGAGTAGCCAGCCGGGGTGTCGAGGATGTTGTCTTCGGCCCCGTTCTGCCGCATGGCCGAATCGCTCATCGCCTGGGCCGCCGGGCCCGCCACGTCAGGTTGCGGGGCTTGAATGTCGAACTCCGACACGGCGACGCCGTTGAAGCCAGCCGCGTTGGACGGGGTGTCCGCTGGTGTGATCATCGATGCTCCTTAGATGGTCGGCTGACCGGGATAGGTTGTCTGCCCGCCGTCAGCCTGGGTGGAGAAGTCGAGATGCGGCGGCAGCTGCATGAGGTCACCGATCGTGGAGCCCTGCCCGTATGTGTCGGACTGCAGCTCCTGGTATCGGTTCTCCCGCGCGGTGACCGCACCGTCGACCGTCGGGGAGATCGCCGAGAGGTTGCCAGCGTCGTTGGTGATCTCGTCGGGGGTCGCCATGAGGTCGAGCGCGTGCCCGTCTGGGCCGGGCGTGGCTGGATAGCCGTGCCGGACGTCACCCATCTGCGTCATAGTTATGCCCTTGCCTGTAGGAAGATCTTCGTCTTGGTGGCGTCAGCGACGGTCTGCGTCACCTTGAACCGGATGTAGGGCGACAGGATCGTGACCGGGGTGCCGCTCGTGGGTGCCGCGTATGCGAAGTCAGCGTCGGCGTTCGTGCCGTCGAACGACCCGTCGATGCCATAGACCGTCGTACCGCCCGCCGAGATCATGAACGGCAGCAACGTCGTGTACCCCGTGGTGTCGAACCAGGCCGACAGCAGCGGTGACGCCGCCTGCGTCAGCGGCGTCGTCCATTCCCACAGCTTGTAGCCCGGCAGGACAGGCATCAGGACTTCTTCGCTGCGGCCGGCTTGGGCTCTTCCGCCTTGTCCGGCTTAGCCGACGCCGACTCCGCATCCTGGTCGAGGTTGAGCTTCTCGAACAGGACCCCGGTCTCGTCCCGCTTGACGAACGGGTGCCCGTCGGAGAAGACCTTGCCCTTGGGGACGAACTCTTCTGTGCCGTCCCCGCGGACGGTGTGGAACGACTGAATTGCTTGGTACGCCATCTCTAACCTTCCCAGTCGTTAAGGATCGTGTGGTTGCTGATTCCGTCTGGCAGGGCCGTGAGGAGTCCTTGTCCAGCGACCGCTGCAGCCAGCGCGGTCGTGGAATCCCAGTAATCGCCGCGGCGAACCTCGACGTCTAGGCCCGCTACTTCAATGCTGAAATCTTGATTGGCGATCAGTAGCGCCATGGGAATGCTCCCGCCTAGATATGGGGCAGGGACGACCGCGAGGATGGCCGCCCCTGCCCCGGTCGGTGATTGGCTACAGGCCCTTCAGAACCCGGAAGCCGTTGACCGTCGCCAGCTGAGCACCAGTCCGCCAGAACATGAACCATCCGCCCTGACCGGTCGGGAATGCGGTGGCCTGATCCTTGACGAGGGGCTCGTAGATCAAGCTGACCCCAACGCGGTCGACGATCACGTACTGGTTGAAGTCACCGAAGATCGCGAGCAACGAGTTGACGGCCTGCACACCACCGAACATGGTGGTCGACTCGTAGATCGGAGCGCCGAGCAGCGTCTCAGGCTGACCCTTGCCCAGGTTCGTCCAGAACGATGCACCACCCGCAGTGTCGAACTGACGGGTCTTGTTGATGTAGGTCACGTTCATGACCCACGCAGCCTTCGGAGCGTTCCTGAAACGCGGCGGAAGCGCGGCCTGCGTCGCGTACACATCACCGATGGCGTACACCAGCGTCGTCGCGGTCGACACCGTGGTCGTGGCACCGTTCACGACACCCTGCGGGACGGTGGCCGAGCCGGCACCCGTGGCGAACGCGGCCTCCTCGAGACGATCACGCGCGTCAGCGAGAAGGTTCGGCAGCTGCTGCGCGAAGTCGGTGTCAGCCAGGACTTCGTACGAACCGAATACCCACGCAGCGGCCTTCTTCGGCACAACCTGGATCTGGCCGACCGTCGGAGACGCGTCAGCGGAGGCCGTACCTTCACCGAGCCACTGCGCAGTCACACCAGCTGAGTTCACACCCTGCCACGCGTTCGAAGTCGTGGTCTCGTTCCGCGAGATCCGACGCCACGGGTTCGCGCTCGACGCGTTCGTCAGCACGATCGTCGGGTCCAGCACGTACGGCAGCAGGTACCCGCCGTTGGCGAGGGTCAGAGACAGCGCAGTACGTTGCGCGGCCATCGGATTGCGGACGTAGGAGTAGAACGCATCCTGATATTCCTCGGTGCCGGTCATCAGGATGTGCTGAGCAATGTTCAGCTCTTCAGGGTTGGGGTTGGGCAGACGCCACTCATCCTGGATCCGACGGGTCGCGACCTCTGCGCGGTCGTCGCCGCCCTGGCCACCGAACGCCCCAGCCTTCGCTGACCGCTCCACCAGATCAAGTGCGAGGCCCTTGATCTCCTTGACCGGCAGCAGCGCGTTACGCACGAGGTGCTGCGTCTCGTCGCCCTCAGGGTCACGGACCTCCGCCTTGCGATGCAACGGACTGTCGCCACCCATGTCAGGCGCGCTGCGCTCGACGTTGCGAACATCCTTTGCGGCGGTGCGGATCTGTGCGAGCTTCTCCATGCGCTCGCGCAGCGGGGTGGCGAGGGTCTGAAGCTCGTCGTGGCGGGCGATCAGGGTATCAACGGCGTCGCCGTCTTCGCCTTCGTTCGCGGAAGGGTTGTCTTCGAGTTGCTTGAGCTGCGCCCTGATGGCAGTCAGCTCGACCTCGATTTCATCGAGTCTCATCGGCTCGTGGTTCCTTTCAAGTCGGCAGCGCAAAAACCCCGCACATCGGCGGGGTCCGCTGGGGTTGGTTTGGGCTATAAGCCCCGAGCGCGCATCGCAGCCTTCAGGCGGCGATGGAATGCATCCGTCGCGACTGCGACGGCCTCACCCGACTCATCAGGAACGACATCCTGGTCCTCGCCGGAATCGAGGTAGTGCGCACGGACGCCGACGATCTCGGCTTCCGTGTAGGCGGGCACTGGAGTTGGGCCGTACTCAAGCAGCCCAAGTTCCATGCGCCGCACCGTGCGAAGATTCCCGGTCGAATCGGGACGCCAACCTCCTTGGCGCCGCTGCGACCGGGAAAGCACCGGATCCGATCGGAGGATCGGCCCGGTGAAGCTCATACCGAGCTCGCCGTTCTTGATCATGGCGAGGATGTCATCGGCATAGCTCGTCGTGTTGTAGTGGGTTTCGGTCAGCAGCCCACGAGAGTCCGGCCGGATATCGGTACAGCGGCCGATCGTCATCGAGCCGCGCTCGGACGGTGTGCCGTACATCGTCTTGGCGTGGTTGTAGAACACACCGACGCGCCAGCTGTCGCCGTGCCGGATCCGTTCGATGGCGCGGTTGAAGGCGGACCGGTCGATGACCTCGTTGTAGTGACCCTCGTGGTCCTGAATCTCCGCCTCGACGTCGAACACGGCGGCGTAGGCAGTCACAGTGCGCCCATCGCTGGGCGAGACCTTAATGTCCTCCAGCGGGAAAGACCGAGTGATAAAACCGGCACCAAACTCACTCGGCGACGGGATCTGCGGGACCGTGACGAGGACGAGGCCGCCGTCGTTGTATGGCTCCTCGACCCAGGTCAGGCCGCGGCTCGCCGATGCGCCCATGGCGGCGTTGTCTTCGCTTTTGATACCGAGCCGGCCCATCGCGGACTGGATCTTCTTCTTGATCGAGCTGAGCTGCGACGCCGTGTACTTGGCGGCATTTTTGGCCACATTGATGTATGACCAGGCAGCTCTGACGTGCTCCTCACTGTCCAGCGGATAGCGCTTCACCCCGTCGGACTGGTAGCCAGGATCCGCATAGGTGACCGAGCCGTAGGGCTCCTTGTTGGCCATCTGGTTCTCCTAATGCCGACCGTTCACGCTCGGCGGCGTCTTGATGGATGAGGGCATGGGCACCTTCGTTGCCTTCGTCTGCGGCTTGGTGAGCGTCGACCCGGCCGGCACCACACCCTGCGCGCTCGGCTTCGCGATGCTGATCTCCGCACCCTGACCGGTGACACCACTCGCGGTGCCGGACTCCGGGCCAGTGACCGGGATGCCTTCCTTGACGTTGATGGTCTGACGCTCGTTGACCCCAGGCGTCGGCGCGTTCGGGTCCGGCACAAGCAGCGAGAAGTCACCAGAGGTGACTGCGGCGATGACGGACTCTCGGGTGAACCCCGCCTGGATGAGGGTCAGGACTGCCGCAGCGTGGACCTGGCTGACCTGCGCCCGTTCGGTTTCCGCGGCCTGCAACGCGGCGATATCCGAGGTGTCGAACCACAGCTCGACACCCTTCGCTGGGAAGTCCGGAACGAGCTTCTGCAGCGCCGCGCACCCGGAACGCCACAACGGACGGGCGGTCAGATCACCGAACCGCCGGATCGCAGCTTGGTACACCTCATTCGCCTGCGGGCCGCGCAGCCCGATGATGATCGGATCCACGCCGCCGGCCGAGCAGAGGCGCTCAACACCGGCCGATTGCACGTTGGCGAAGTCCAGGTCCTGCAGGCCTTTGCCGAGGATCGGGTCCGCGCCCTGGTCGACGACGAGCGGCCGACCGAAGTTGGCCACTCCCCCGTACTTCGCGGTGACCCGCGCCTGGATCGCATCGATCGTCTCGGGCTTCAGCTTCACCGGGTACTTGATCGACGTGATCGGGGTGCCATGGTCGACGTAGGCGGACTTGTAGGAGGTCATGCCGGTGTCGGCGTAGATCTCCCGCAGAACCGGCGTGCACCACGACATGCCGCGCCAACGGGCCATCGGGTCAGGGATGGGCGACCAGTGCGCGACCTCGTCGACCGTGAAGTACTGGGCCTTCGGACGCTCGCCGAGGCCGTTGAAATCGCGGCCCGGATCCCAGTCATATCCGATGACATGCCGATAGGTGTCGCCGCCGGAGCTGGTGACCTCTTCCGAGATGATGAACACCTCTTGCGGCGGCAACCGGACGAGCAGGTCTTCCTCGGCCTTCCACATGTAGCAGTTGCCGGCGAGAGAGACGTCCTGCTCCATCCGGGCCCACAACTCGCCGGATGTGCCGTTCGGCCACGGGTACTCGAGGATCCGCAGCGTCTCGTCGCCGTACATCTTCTTGTCCTGCAGCGCCCGGAACTTGAACCGCGCCTCGGACAGCAACATCATCCGGACGAGGATGATCGCGAATATCGGGCCGTTGGTGATGTAGGCCTGCTGCGCCTGCGTGACCAGCGTCTTCTGGACGCTTTCCTTTCGGCTGTCCATCGATCCGTACGGGGAGACGACGGCAGCGTTAGACGCGACACCTTCCCAGTAGCCACCGGCCGCGCGCTCCGCGGGCGGCTCGTAGCGCTGAATAATCCGCTGCAGGAGGTTCACGAAGCGTGCCGATACTCTTCGAGGACGTCTTCAACGGTTTTGCCCGCACTCAAGCGGGTCGCCTTCGCTCGAGCGAGCGTCGCCGCCTTCGAGTTGTCACGCAGGATCGCGTCCGTAGCGAGCAGGCCGCCGATCACCATGAAGACCACGCCGATCATCCAGAGCCCGATCAGCGACGCGCCGAACAGCATCGCCGTACCGGCCGCGCCTAACTGCATCAACGGGCTGTGGACACGGCGGTGGATAGACCTCCGGACGGTAGGCAGGCGCGTTCGAGCCATTGCCAACCTCCAGGAGTCGACGAGCGGTCAGAGGATGACGGATTCCACCGAGTAGGTGAACGACGGTGTGGTGCCGCCGATCGTCGAGCGCGTCCGCACGAACGTCGGCCGCGGGAAGATCCCTGTCACCGTCGCAGCACCCGTCAGGTTCGTCGGCGCCGTCGCAGGCGTGCCCGCCACATAGCCGTTCGCGCCGATCTGCCCGAGCTGGGTCCAGGTCGTTCCGTCCTGGCTGCCCTCAACCGTCACCAGCAGCGTCGGGGTGGTCCCGGACGAGGACGCGATCGCCACCGTGACCATGACCGCGCCCCCGTAATAGCCGGTGAACGCCACATTGTGGGTTGTGCTCGTGGTCTCAGCGCCTGAGGGCTTGAACTCGAAGTTCAACCCTCGGACCATGTTGCCGCCGAGCGAATACTCATCCTGAGGCATCGCGGAAAGGCCTTTCCCTAGTTAGCCGACGTAGACGTCATCAGGGCCGAGACCGACCCCGTACAGCGAAAAACCCCACAACCCCAACGTCATCGCCATCAACGGGGCGATATCCCCGCCGGACCGTTTCCGTGACCACGCCCACAGCCCGTCGCCGATATCCCGCCGCCCCGCGCCTTCCATCGCCCGCGACAGGGCCGTATCGCCGAGATGCCGCAGGCCGACGTCCTTAACCGTCGCCGCCAAGTCCTCGCAGGCCTGACCCAACTCCCGGACCGTCATCTCGTGCGGCAGGATCGACTCGTTCTTCAGATCCGGCAGCAACGCCCCCGCCCCGGTCGCCGGATCCAGAATCCACGCCGCCGGAATGTGCTTCGTGTCCAGCTCCGCGCACCGCTTCACGACCCAATCCACGCCGGGGCGGTGCTCGACGAGCTCGACGTGCGGCAGACCATCTGGCCGCTCCGTCACGGAAACGATCGCAGCCGACCGAGACTCCCAACTCACTCCGATCCCGAAAACAGGTGACCCCGCAGCGACCGAATCCGGGTCGTAGCACTCAGCCCACTTCGCCGGGTCGATCGGGGGCGCCTCCAGGAACTCCACCCACTGGCACAGCACCTCGGTCCGGAAAATGCCCTCCGGGTCCGTCCGCATCGCCGCCCGGATCGCCCGCTCCGTGATCAGATACCCGAGCGACGGATTCGCCTGCGCCCAGCCGTCACGGTCGTTGATCGGGCAACCAGGCGGCGCCGACCACTCGAAGATGCCGAGGGTGTCCTCGTCCGCCTCAAGCTCGTCCTCTTCCGGCAGGTTGACCAGCGTCTCCGATAACCCGTCCGGATTCCCCAGAGCAAGGTGCGCCAGCAACCGCAGATACGCGAGAACGATCGAAAGCTTGTCGCCGGCGTTCGACGCCGCCCAAACCTGCGCGTGCAACCGGGCCATGGTCGTCTTGGTGACCGCAGCCCACGCGTCCCACGTTCTATGCTCACGCAGCTCGTCGAGCAGTACTAAGTCGCCGGACAGGCCGCGGCCCCCACGCCGTGACGCACTTGCAACCTTGTACCGCTCACGCGACGTCAGAGTGAACGTCTTCTTGCCGTTCGCCCGCTCGATGTGCGCGATCTCGTCCGCCAAGTCAGGGATGCCCTCAGCGATGTCCAGGGCGCCCTGCCACGTCTCCTCCGCCGTGTCCAGGTTCTGAGCCGTCCCGATCGTCAACGGCGCCGAATCCACATACATCCGCCACAACGACAGCACCTGCAGCAACGTCGACTTACCGTTCTGCCGCGCGACCAGCAGCACAACCGTCCGGAACCGGAACGACCCGTCCGGAAGCAGCTCGAGCGCGTGGATCAGCAACCACTTCTGCCACGGCACCAGCTGAATCTCGAGAACGTCCTCAGCGAACTTGATGCACTCAAACCCGCGGGTCGTCGCCGGGGTGAGCTCACGCAGCGGCTTCGTCCAAACCCGCGGCTCCGTGCAGCCCTTACGGAACATCGGCTAGTGAAAACGGCGCGAAACGGTTTCCGGCGATTGTCACTCAGCACCCCAGAGCAGACCCATGAGGATAGCTAGCACGCCGGCCACGAACAGGCCCATCGCCGGCACCGCCAGCGACACACCCTCCACCGTCACAAACGCCATCGGGATCGACACCACAACCAGGCCGCCGCCCATCACGAACGGGTACGGCTCCCTACGAGGCATCCGGGTACAGATCCTCTTCCGGGATGCACTCGGTGTCATCCCACTGCGGAAACCGGACCATCACCTTCCCGCACCGATGCCGCTGCAACACGATGCCCTTCTCCAACCGGCCACCTATGACCACCAGCACCCGCATCCCCTGCCGAACCACCGGAATCACGACGCACCCCGCGCCTGACGCATCGCAGCCAACTTCCCAGCGCCGCGGCCCTTACTCGCCTCATGCAACCGGGACAACAACCCGTCCAGAGACCGAGCCGCCTGCGCATGCTGCGGCACCGACCGAGGATCATCCAAGATCGCCGCCATCCGAACCGCCGCCGCCGCCAGCCCAGGATGCGTCGCCGCCGCCGCCAAACCCTCCAACTCGGCCCGCACCCCGTCCTGCACATCAGTCGACAGTGGAGGCGCCTCTACAGGCTTCGGAGCGATCGACAGGACCGTCCCAGCCGTCCCCACCGCGTCCCGCGCCTCGAGACGCTTCCGCTCCCGATACCGGCGCTTACGCTCCCGCTCCTTCTCACGATCTAGCGCCATCGCAACCTCCTACGACACCTCAGGCCGCACAACCTCGATGCTCGCCCCACCATCAAGCACCATCACCCGGTTATCCGCGAAAAACGCCTTCAACCGCTGGCTGATGGTGTCGATTGTCTCCGGGCGCATCTTGTGCTCATACCGCAACACCAGAACGTCCCCAGGCTCCAAACGCAGCACCTGAACAGCCTCAGGAGCCGGAAACTCGGGCAACTCAGACATGGGCGACCTCCTAGCCGACTAGGGCGAGTTGCTGGGGGTGGCCACCGTCACGCTTGCCGACATTGCAAGCAAGGTGAGCCAGTTGGACGTTGGCGTAGGTGTGCTCACCGCCGTCGATTAACGGCACGACGTGATCAAGGCTCGCGCTCTTTGGATGCGGCCAGAGAAGCGCCGGATTCACGCGGCCACCACACAACTGGCACCGCCAACCATCCCGCTCGAACACCCAAGTCCGGCTGAGCGGCTCGGCAGCACCCAAACGCTTCTGGGCCCTCCTCCGTGCCTGAGTGTCGGCCCTGGCCCGCTCGGCGCAGGCCGTGCTGCAGTTGGCTCGACCTGGGTGCCGCCCAGTGAACAGCCGGCCGCACCGCTTGCACTCGCAAACATAGATGTGGCAAAACTCGCCCGCGCAGCCGCATTGTCGTTGGTTGGGGTGCCTCGCAATAAACAGCCGCCCACACGCAGCACACTCGCGAGGGAAGATCCTATGTGCCCGGACCTGCGGCGAAAATCCCCGGATCGCTAGGCCACACTCACGCCCGCAGGTCTTCTGCTTGGCCCACGTCGGCCAGTATCGCTTACCGCAGACCGTGCAGTCCCGTTCCGGCCGCGTGTGCCGTCGAGCGGGGTCCTGCTTGCGTTTGGGCCGACACTCTCGCGAGCAGTAGATGCGCCCGCGGGTCCGAGGAATCTCAGTGTCGCAGGTCTTACAGCGCTTCGGCCCTTTCGCGGCCCGGTACCACGTTCGATACCACGTTCGATAGGCCGTCTTGCAGTCATCGCACCGGCAGCCATGGTTGTAGTGGCCACGAGTTCCCCGCCCCACTTCATGGTCGTGGTAGCGGCGGTGACTCGTGCACCAGAAAACGACTCTGGACATCGTGAGAACTCCCGGAGTAGCGGAAGCCCCCGCGCCGGGACGCGAGGGCTTCCTAACCGCATTGATCAGATGCGGCTGCTGTGATTGGGACAGTGGGACATCCATGGGCCCTGTGAGGGAATCGGGGTTGCGTGGCTGTCAGCGGGTCCTGCGAGGGGACCTGCGATCTGTGGGCTGGCGCTGGGACCCACCGTGCCGGGGCTGAGCGCCATCCAGGGTGGTCAGGGTGGTGGGGTGGTCGTCGGATGGTCGGAGGGCCCGCGCTAGGCCCTCTCGGAGGGCCCGAGCTCGCCGGCCTGCACGTGGCTCGAGCCATGGTCGCAGGGTGGTCTAGACCATCTCGCATGGAGGGCCCATAGTGCCGGCCGAGCTCGCGTGGTGCGTGGTGTGGCGCGTGGTGCGTGTGTGTCAACTGTGCTTGCATCACGTTGACAACCATGCTTGACACTGTGCCCGTAGTGTGCCACACTATGAGGGAAGGCACACACAACGGGAAGCGGTGAGAATCGTGAGGCGTGGCAAGCGAATCATAGGCGTTCGGGACGCGTACCTCTGGGTGACGCTAGACACGGGCTTTGAGACGTACTGGCCGGTGTCGGAACTCATCGCAGAGCAGCCAGACGGACTCTTTACGGAGTACGCACGATGACGCGGCAAGCGCGAGTGCCCGCGATCAAGTGCCAGCGGGACTCAGGCTCGATGTACGGAAACGTGCCTATCTGCTCCGAGCGTGCGACGGTGCGGAGTGAGTATGACGTGCCTTGCTATGGGACTTTCGTCAACTACCTGTGTGCGCGTCATGCGCGGTCCGAGTCTGGCCGCGTGTATCCGAGCACGGTTCGGCAGTCCGCGATATCTGACTAGCTCGCGTGTATGCGAGGCGCCTCGCGCGTCTCGTGTGCTGGCTGGCTAGGCCTACAGACCACCTAAGGCGGAGGACTCAATGAGCGGCGACGAAGAAGGCTACAACGGTTGGGCGAATCGTGAGACGTGGGCGCTCAATCTGTGGCTGTCGAACGACTATGGCCTTTACACGATGGTCCGTGAGCGTGTCGCCGATGTGCTCGACAGCATCGATTATCCGCACTGGGTCGATGAGGACGACGCGGCGGACGTTCACCAGTACCGGGCCAATCGTGTCGGTGAGGCTGTCAAGGATCTGTGGCAAGAGCTCACCGATCCTGACGAGCAGCTGATGAGCGCGGAATCGATCCTCGACATGGTGCGGGATATCGGCAGTGATTACCGCGTGGATTGGTTCGAGATTGGCGAGGCGTGGCTAGAGGACGCGGAGGAGTCGTGATCGCGTCGGTGGTGGGCATGTTCGCGGTGATCGCGGTCGCGCTGCTGGCGGGCTGGCTGGATAACGGGAGGGGCGGACGGTGACCGAGCAGCGGGAGCACGTCTATCACGTCGAGCGTGCCAGCGGTGATTACTGGCAGGCGGTCTGCCGATGCGGCTACCGGGGTCCGCGGACGGTGCGGGCGGTAGCGCCGTCTTACGGTCGGGCGCATTGCGACCTGGAGGCGCGGAAGGCGGCCAAGCCGTGAGCGCGCATGTGCGGGAGCATCCGGGCCCGCTGCTGGAATGGGTGATTGCCCTTCTGGACGGCGCCAAGGTTCGGGCGCCGCAGCCAGGCGACGACAAGAAGGAAGGACGGTTAGACCGTGGCTGAGGAAGACGTGCGAGAGATGGTCGATTGCCTGTCGGACATCTTCGACCTGCTGAAGGAGATGAGTGAGACGCTGCGAGCGATCCGAGACGCGGCGGGGGCCGAGAAGTGAGAGGACATCGGATCGTGATGAGGCACGAGGAAGGGCACGCCGAGGACGACACGCCTGTTTTCTTGCCGGACTATCCAGGCCGTTTACGTGTCCGCTACGCGGACGGCTGCGAGGCATCGTTCCCCGTTGGCGAGGCGGTCAGCGTCCGAAGGGCGATCGATTATCACCTAGAGATACACGGACTTGGCGATGCCTAGGCCGAAGCTGGGACGCGTCTACATGACGGTCCGGATGGATACCGACATTGTCGCCATGATCGATGAGGAGGCGGCAGCCACCGGCCGGAACCGATCCGAGGTCGCCCGTGAGCGGCTCGAGATCGCGTTCCAATCCTCAGCGCAGCTCACCAAGGACGAGCGGGACGCGGTCCGGGTCGCTATCGCCATAGCTCAATCAGCGCTGGCCGCGTTGCTGTCCATGTCGACACGGTCGGAGAGTCGGCGTCCGCTGCTGGAGTTCGTGAAGCTGCTGGCCAAGGCAGATAGGAAGCTGTCGTGACCGGTCGGCATCGAGCGGCGGAGAAGGACCAGACCGTCGTCGTGCAGGTAGCGACGTTTGTGATCGCGCTGGCTGTGATCCTCTGGGTGCTTTCGGCGTTGGTGGAGCATACGGAGAGCAGCGGCAGGTTCGTGGGCCCGATGCCGCCGGCGGTGACGTTGACACCGATCCCGACGTGGACGGTGGACCCGAGCGACGCTGCGAGTCTGATGCCGTGATCTGGGGGAAGAAGACCGCGAAGAAGAAGGTCAGGAAAGCGAAGAAGAAGGTCGCGAAGAAGCTGCATGTGGAGACGCGACGGAAGCACACGCGGGGTGGGGCGTCGAAGCGGACGACGTGGACAGCGGACCCACGGGACGTGCAGTCGGCGAGAGATATGGAGCGAGGCAACTAATGCCGCCACAGATGACTAAGCGAGGGGGGAACGCGAGGGAAGTCTGGAAGCACAGGCTAGGTCCGGACTGGAATTTTCTGCATCTGCCGGAAGGCGCGGAGGTTCTTAGCGTCGGTTATCAGGACCAAGCCGGGGGGCCAGTGTTGTGGGAGTCCCACGACGTCGAGAACCGAGCTAAGACGGTGGAGCGTCGGTTCTGCCTAGTCGGGACAGGGTTCCAATATCCGGAGGAGTACGGCTCTTATGTGGGTACGACGGTGACCCCGGACGGGCTATTCGTCTTCCACGTGTTCGAGGCGGGACAGCGATGAGCGACCTCCGAGCTAAATTCACCAGGTCCGGGAGTGGCGGAGGGCCCGGCCGCGGAGCCGAGCTAACCCGCCACGCCGCGCGCCGGCGAGCATGTTGCACCGGCCATGCGAGAAGCCGAGGTAGCCGGTCCGGGCCTCGTTGTGGTCGTAATGCAGCGACGACCGCGACCGGAGGACGCCGTCCTTCAGGTACTTCTCGGTCTCGAATTTCCACATCGGCTGCCCGCAGCGGCAGCACTGCGACCACTCCGCCAGCACGGCGAACGCTTGAGCTCGAGGAACCATGTGCTGGTGGTAGCCGTAACCCTGCTCGGTCGTGGTCCGGCGGTTAGGCATCGGCGGTGGCTGGCGATTCGGACAGCCAGCCGGGCAGGTCCTCAACCTCAGGCGGCGGCGGCGGCTGCGGGATACCGTTCGTCGCCCAAATCCGGGCCTCCTGATCGGTGATCATCGGCACCTGAATCGGATAGGCGATACCAGCGTTCACGGTCCACACCCGGCCCTGATGCGGGGTCTGCGGCGGAGGCTTCGTGATGCCAGTGATCAGCTCCCACGTCGCCGGCGAGCTCATCGAGTGCAGGATCGGGATCGCGTTCTCACGAGCCGCAGCGCCGTTGGATCCGCCGAACGCGGTCGCTATCGCTTTCTGCGCGAACAAGGCCACGTTGATGTTGCATTGCCGGCCGGCGGTGAAAATCTCCTGCAACGCGAGGACCGCAGGCGAGCGGAGCATCCCGGAGCCCTTACCGAGCTGCGTGTGCCAGATCGCCTGCAGCTGATCGGCGGTGCCGAGCGCGTCCTCAACGATCAGCACAATCTGCGGCAGCTGCTCCGGATCCGGCGACAGATAGCGTTGCGCCATCTCGTTCTGCAGCTTCAGGATCGCCCAATGCGAGGCCTCAGCGTCGGAGCAGTAGGTGACGCCGGGCAGGTTCCACGCCCACTTGTGGGACTGCTTCTTGACGCTGTCGAGGATGATGGTCCGGCCGCCGTCGTGCAGGATCTGGCAGCCGAACACTCGAGCGATGTTCGTCTTGCCGAGGTTGTTCGGGATGGACGTGTACACGTGCGGGGTGTCGCCCCGGAAGTTCAGCCAGTACGGGTCCCGGGACCCAATACCCAGCAGCACCTCGCCAGGCTGCCGCGACAGGAAAGGCTGCACCGCTTGCCACGGGACGCTCGCGGGCGGGGGAGGCGCAACCTCTAACACAACGGTGGGCATGCTGCCAGCGACATGGTAGGTGCTTTCTTGTTCAGCCCCGAGTTTCGCCGCCGAGATCGTGTCGACCTTCTCCATCCCCTCGGGGGTGGGCTCGAAATGCTCAGGCAGGTCGACGGTGACCGTCCGGTCGGCGTTGACATGGACCCAGTCCGTGGCTCGTTTCGCGTTGGCCTGGCCGACGGTCCGGCTCAACGCCGCGGCCAACGGGTTGATGACCGTGCGACGGACCGACCTGGTCCGCCACCAGGTGCCGGTCTGGGTGCCGAGGTAGCCGAGGTACACGGCGGCGACGAGGAGCCAGCCGACCACGACCGCGGTGTGCCACCAGAAGATCCAGCCCCAAAGCGTGCCCACCAGCATCGCGAGGACCAGGACCCGGTAGTAGGCGCGTTCCCAGCCAGCCATCCTTGCCCACGAGCTGGCACGGCGGGAGACGGTGATCGCCTCGTCGCTGCGGTGCAGGAAGTCGCAGCGTGTGCGGGCCTTCCCGTCGAGCGGTCTGCCGGCGAAGAACCGGAAGATCAGGGTGACGCAGGCCCGCAGGATCCGGTACCACAGGTAAACCTCGAGCGCGGTCCTTACCGGATCGGCGCGCTCCCCGTGTTCGGTCGGCAAGCTACGACCTGGCGCCAGCGCTCACCTGGATGCTGTTCTCGGCCAGAGTGAGGCAGATCAGGCCAGCCGCCAGCAGCGGCATCCACGCCTTGTGCCCGAACCATCCAGCGACGCCGGCCAAGAAGAAGAGGACCACGGCGAGCACAACGAAGATGGTCTTGGCGGACATGGGTCTCCTAGCGGCTGCGCGCGACGATGATCGCGATGATGGCGAGAGCGATGAGGGCGATGAGGAGCTCGGCGAAAGCAACAACCATCACGGCAACACCTCGAAGGGCGCGTGAGGGGTTAGAAAACCCCGCCGACTAGCACGGGGGGGCAGGTCGACGGGGCTTCAGCTAGGGGCATCGGCTTGGATTTGGACCCAGCTCCGCCACTCGAGCGAAATTTAGCATGGTTCAGGCCGTAGAGACGACCCAGACGCTCGCCGCGCCTGTCATGATACGCACCACGGGGCGGTCCTGGAGTTCACGAGCGGTGCGGAACGCGACGTCGAGGCGCAGGCCGGCGCGCCGGAAGGCCTCGGCCATCTTAGCGATGGCGATCTCGCTGCGGTTATACAAGCGGTCGCGACCACTCCCTTGGCCGGGGCGTTCAGCTTCGAGGTATCCCCGGCGGGTCCAGTAGTCGAGCTGGCGGTAGGTGATTCCGGCTTCGCGGGCGGCGTCTGGGCCGTTGACGCAGCCGTCGGGCATGGGTTCCTGGTATTGGACGAGGCTCACGTGGTTCTCCTCTTCTGGAACTTGGCCCCCTGGTCTTGCTGTGGCCTCAGCCGTGCCGCCGTGGCGTGGCCGTGGTCTTTGCCGGGTTCACGCCGCAGGTACGGGGGCAGCCGGTCGCCGTGCCGCTTGCAGTGGATGTTGCCGTCGCGGTCGGTGATGTGCCCGACCCGGCCGCAATCACGGTGACTGCAGTACTCCTTCACGGCGCGCCTTGACCGGGCCGCGGGATGGTGATGTGGGTCGCGCGGTGCACCTCGTACTCGTACCGGGCCTCGAGATAGAGGTCGCGGTTAGTGGCGAGCTGGGCCCAGTCCTCGGCCTCCTGTAGCCGCCGGCATTCGTCGCAGTCGCGGATCATGCCGTGCGGTCCAGTGCTAGGAGTTGTTGGCCGAGGTGGTAGGCGACTTGGGGGACGACAGCGTTTCCGAGGGCTCTAAGTCGGTCAACTCTCGTGCCCAGCGCTTCCGGGCGTTTCTTCTGCCCAACTCGCTTAAGCAGTTCCGGGAGCAGGTGTTGTGCCGCTTCGAATGGTTCGGCGTGAACTCGTCGCCACAGATCACGCAGGGTTTTGTCTTCCTCGAGCCGCGACCCCAAGAGCCATCCTTGACGTGCTCGCTCGCATGACAGCCCTGGCACAAGATCACGTAGTCGGTCGCGGTATAGGTGCGGTGATGGCGCTGCAATTTCTCGGTGTTCCCACACTGCTCGCACGACTTGCCAGACAGCGTGACGAGTCTCTGCGTCTGCTTGCGAATAGTCGCCTTCACCGATCAATCTCCTAATGAAGTCCAATTCGGCGGGAATCCCATGAGCCACTCGACCCACGTCGGGTTCAGCTGCCCACCAATCGCTGTTGGGTCGGCGCCGGCTATCGCGTTCTCGAGGTTCTGAGGCTGACCGTCGGGGCGACGCCATGCCGTGTGATTGCGCGGTTCCCCGTTCTGTGCCCGCGGCGTGGGCCATCGTGCTACCGCTGTACGCAGGTTGTCCCCGCCCTGACGGCCTGACGATCCCGGGCCACCCATCCCATCCGATGCTGTCGGCGTGGGCCATCTGAGGACAGCTGCTTGTAGGTCGCCCCGGTCGTTGTCCCGTGGTTGCCCGTAGTTCGCTGCTGATGCCTTCGGTGTCGGCCACATGTCCCGCGCGGCCATCGCCTGCAGCGAAAGCCGTAGGGCTGCTCCATCGCTGTCCGACTGATTCGAGCCGTACGCCGTCGCGGTGGGGATAGGCAATGCCGAACCATCGGTCGCGGCGGTGAGGGGCGCCGACGGCGGCAGCTGGTACGCAATCCCACCGAAGGTCGTACCCGATCGCGGCCAGGTCCGCAGCGACGATCTCGGCCGGGATGAATCCGTCGTCACCTCGAACAAGGATTCTTGGAACGTTCTCCACGAGCACGTAGCGGGGACGTATTCGGCGAACGGCGTCCGCCATGTAGGCCCATAACCCGGACCGTTCACCGCTGATACCGACTCGTCGACCAGCGGCACTGATGTCTTGGCAGGGGAATCCTCCACAGATGACGTCAACGTCGGGCCTTTCCTTAGACAGCCACCATGTGGCGGCTGTTTTCACGTCGTCGTGTCTAGGCACGTGCGGCCAATGCTTCTGCAGGACGGCGCGGCAGTACGGGTCAATCTCCACCTGACCCACCGTGGTCATGCCGGCCCATTCCAAACCGAGCTCAAGCCCGCCGATACCGGAGAACAAGGACAGGACATTCCACGCGTCTGTCATGCCGTGCGCCTTCGGACGAGGTCACCGAGCAGCCGCATCCCCTCGCCGCGGGGCCACTGGTAGTGGCAGCGTTGACACTCGATGTTCCGGACAAGGTCGTCACGCCACACGATCATCAGCGCGGAGACGACCACCGGACTTCCGTCGTCGCCTTCGACCGTGACCTGCCGGGTCCGGCACCGGGGGCACGGCGTGGAGCGGATGTACCGCAGCAGCCTCGGCCGGTCGACGATCTTCAGCGACACCTCGAGCCAGTTCGCCCACGATGCGAACCGATACACCCACCACCACAGGTGATCCTGCTCATGCTTGACGACGTGCTGAGCGAGTAACACCAGCTGCGGCGGGGTGTCCGGCACCTTCTTGCCGCGGACCATCAGGAACGGGCCCGCAATCTTCCGCTCGGCGAGCTCGTGGGCGGTGGTGTCGGCGATGATCGACAGCCGCTCCATCAGGTCGAGGTCAGCGACCGAGCGTTCCTCTTTCGGGCCGGATGGGCCGCCGGGTCCGACTTCGCCGTACAGCGAAGCGTTGGCTTGGTCCCAGAGGCTGGGGACTTCGCCGTAGATTTCGCCGCGGATGTCGTGGTCGATGCGTCGAAGGCTGGGGTGTACTAGGGCGTTGATCGCGGCCCAGATGGCGGCCTCAGCGTCGGCGGTCATTCTCCCCCCTCGGTTGGACGGTGTGCTGGTGGAACTCGACAGGCGTTGGCGGGGTGGTCTCAAGCCAGTCCATGCGGATGCCGGACATACAGGCAAAGATGATGGGCTTGCCTATCTCGTCGGCCTTTGCTTGTAGCCGCTGCTCGGTTCGATACACCAGGAGTCGGTGCGCGAGCGTCCAGCCTTCACGTTCCGGCCAGCTCAAACCGACCATCACCCACTGCGGGTTCCCCGACCGGAGCACTCGAGCTCGGCCCTCGGTCACCTCCATCGCGTCAGTCATTAGCGGGACACCCTCGCGCCGGGGGGCCGAACCGCGGCAACGATGTCTGGGTACCAAGGCACGAAAGGCCGAGCACTGTCCGCCTCACCGCGGCGCGCCGGCCCAGTTATCTGACGGAACCGAGTCACCCGAGGGCGGCCAGGCATCTTATCCGCCACCACAGGCACCGCCCGCACCAATCCAGCGAACGCCCACAACTTATTCCACTCCGTGCTGCTAATACAGCCCTCCTTATACATCTTCGCCTGCACATATACGACCTGGCCTATTTTTAAGGCGACAATGTCAGCCGGCGTCTTCGAGGCTCGAGTGAGGAAGCATTGGTAACCCTGCTTCGTCAACTTCCCCGCCGTTCGCTTTGCGAATCCGTCGCCACGCTCATAAGGGGTGCTGCTCACCGAGCCGCCACCAATTCATTAAGCCGAGACCGGCAGTCCGGGCAATCATCAGAACTCGGCGGCGAATCCGCGCCGCCCTGATCTATCGACCCGGTATTCACCCAATTCCCGCAAAGGGAAATGTCGTAATCCCAGAAGTAGTGCGCCTTCCCGGACCGCTCAGGCCACGCCCAGCCGCCCGTCATGGCGTCGCCTTAGCGTTCGGCACGCGGTACACCCCGAACGCCGACAGCACAGCTAGCGCACCAGCGACATACTTGCCGACCGGATCCGGCAGCAGCCCAAGTGAGAGCAATGACGCTAACGCGCCGACAAGTGCAACGAGGAATTTGCGTACTTCAGCTAGTTTCATGAGATTCCCAATCGGTCGATGCGAGCCTTAACTCTGTAGGAATACGCGCGCGGTCGCCAACGATTAGGACCGTCGGAACACGACGACCACCAGGTACATGGATCGCACCAGAATTGCTCTCGTGGTTCCCGTGCTCCGTACTCCCAGACGACTAGGCACAGAGCGGCGTCGGGCTCCGAGTCCCAGATGATTGCCATTCGGTCCAATATCGAATGAAGCGCCCTGCTGCTCGCGTGACCTAGCTCGTCGTTTAGCGCGGCGCCAGGTTTTACCTCGACGTAGGCACCGATCGGAAAAATTACCGGGGTGTGCTCCTCTGTGCGCCCGGTGATCAGGAAGTCGGGGAGATACTGACCGGCCTCGCTGGCGAAGCACTGCGGCTCATATCGCCAGGTGTAGCTGGCGTAGTTATCAAGCCATGCCGCGAAGTCCGCTTCGAGGCGGGAGCGCATCGTTATCCCGCGGTAGACGGTGGGCCGAGCACTCATCCTGACCTCCGTCAGAGGCGTGTCGCTAGCCATTCATGTCACCTTCCCGACGTAGAAAATGGCTTGAAATCGCGCGCGTACAGCAAGCCGAGAGCTTCTTCTCTCAACGTAACTTCTCTTGTCTGTCTGTCTGTCTGTCTGTCTG